AAGTTCGGTTATGGTAAGCAATTCGAGACAATCAAAGATTGCCAGAAATATGTTAATAAAATTATTAACTCAGCTACATGGAAAAAACTAGTAAAAGAATCTAGGCACGAACATCGCAGAAATGTTTCGGTAGAAACTCTTGGTGGACATAGATTTGCTGGTATGTCTTACGGATATAAAATTCGTCTTAATACCACAGGTATGAATGAGTATGTCATACTTCACGAATTAGCACATAGTGCGGGATATATGCACCACGATGTTGGTTTCCGTATTTGTTTACTAAAGCTTGTATCACGCTTCTTAGGTAGAGAACAAGCTCAAGAATTAAAGAGCCAGTTCAAAGCTCGTAAACTTAAAGTCACAATTAGTAATCATATTAAATCTCCAGAGCAGTGGCTCAAGACATATGAAAGATTAGAAAGTGCTAGGGCTGCGAGAGCAGCCTAATACTTTTGGATATGGAAAAGATAATGAGTATAGGTATGCATTTTAGGGGTTTACAAATCATTAAAAATATGATATGTTGTAACTATAATAAAAAGGAATAAATATGATTGACAATATGAATAAAATAATCTTAACCGACTGCGACGGTGTTCTTATGAACTGGGAGTTTGCTTTTAATCTTTGGATGAAACACAAAGGTTATAATATCTCTCCAGAAAATGAACATGCCTATGATATGGGTCAACGTTATGGTTTAGATAGCCAGACTAAAAAATTAGTTGTTCAAACTTTTAATGAGTCTGCAGCTATTGGCTTTTTACCACCATTACGTGATGCAATGTATTATGTAGATTTGCTCCATCGGAAACATGGTTATGTTTTTCATATGGTTACTTCTTTATCATTAGATCCTTCAGCTCAAGCTCTTCGGATTGAAAACACTAAAAAGTTATTCGGAGAAACCGCTTTCACTAGTTTCTCTTTTGCAGATACTGGTGCAGATAAAGATGATGTACTAGAACCCTACAAAGATAGTGGTTATCTTTGGTTAGAAGATAAAACAGAAAATGCCGAACTTGGAGATCGGCTTGGATTAGAAAGTATCCTAATTGAGCATGGTCACAATATGGATAATAAACAATTCCCTTTAATGAAAAACTGGAGCGATCTGTATGAGTATATCACTGGCTGAACTATTAAGACTACGATCTGAATATGAAGACTTAGCAAGAAGTTTTGATATTGCTGAGGATAAACGTCATGGAGTTATAAATAGCTTAGAGTGGTTTAAGCGATACGGTAATCGTAAAAACAGATTTAGAAATGGCTATGATAGAGCAATAGAAATATGTAATGTCATGCTAAAAGAAATTAAAAGGGAATAGGAATGCCATCAAAGTCAGTCCTTATAGCACAAGCTTTTAGTAAAACGGGAGTCTTATCTACAGTTGTAGATTCGGCTCCCTCAGTCGATACAGGACTTGAACAAATTACTTCAGTTGACAATTTACCAACATCGGGTAATGATATTGGTGATCAACTTTTTATTGAAAATACTAATAGACTTTATATTTGGAACGGGTCCGGCTGGTATAATATTGCCTTAATTAATACAACTCCTACATGGGATCCTAATGGTCAACCAGCAGCTTTATATGAATTAGATGCAGATAGTCCGCAAACAGCAACCACTGTTACTCTGGCAGCTTCGGATCCTGAAGGCATTCCTATTAATTATTCTTATGTAACCGGTGGTTCTATGGATAGTATAGCAACAGTTTCACAAGATTCGTCTGTATTCACAATTACTCCAAAAACAGAAGCTCAAGCTCCGGATGGTGGTACTGGTTCTATTACATTTAGAGCATCAGATGGTGTAAATATCTTACCAGCATTTTCTAGTTTTACTCTTAATTTTATTTCTACTATAGAAAATAGTAGATATACTACTCTGTTAGTGACAGCAACTGGTACTTCCGATAACAATAACATCACTGATAGCTCATCTAATAGCCATAGCATTACAGTAAATGGCGATACTTATGCTGGTACATTTAGCCCATATCACAGTGGCGGTTATTCTACTTACTTTGATGGCACTGGGGATATGTTAAAGTATGAAAATAATGATTATAACTGGGGCACAGGTAATTTTACAATAGAAGCCTGGGCGTATTTAGAAGAATCTGGTTCAACAAGAATTATTTTTTCGCAGCGTGATGAAAACGGACCAATGATTCGTGTAAATGATACAGGTCTAGTTAGATATTTCCGCGGTGGCGGCAGTAATCAACGAACCTCAACTGTCCAATTTCCAATTGGTCAATGGAATCATGTTGCTCTAGTTCGCTCTGGAACTGGTGCAAATCAAACTAAAGTGTATTTAAACGGCGCAGAAATACTATCTTTTCAAGAAACTACAAACTTTTCAGCATCAACTGCTAGAATAAGAATAGGTAGTTATCAATCTGCAGGTAGTGAAGTATGGAAAGGGTATATTACAGATGTTAGAGCGGTCAAGAGTGCAGTCTATACGGCTGAATTTACTAATTCATTACCTACAAACCGCTTAGAAGCAATTGCAAATACTTCACTGCTTACCTGCCACCTACCTTACCTAGCAGACGGTTCAACTTTCAATAACCCGGTTATAATAAGTGGAACCCCATCGACAAAGCCATTCTCACCCTACGACAATGAAGAATACTCAGCAACTGATCACGGTGGGTCTATAATTTTTGATGGTAATGTTGACTATTTAGAAAATACAACCTTTAGCGATATAACTCAAACTTCTAACTTTACTATTGAAGCTTGGATATATCCTACAGCAAGAACAGCAGGTCATTCATCTATAATATCAACTAGAACGTCAGGAGCTCAGAGCGGTTTTGATCTTAGATATACTCAAAATACTGGAACATTAAGTTTCTACTTTACTGGTGGTCAAGGTACTGGTAACACGTCTGCTATTCCTCTAAATCAATGGAGTTTTGTATCAGTAGTTAGAAATGGTACTACTGTTGACATATATGTCAATGGAAATTTAGAAGCAAGTAATACTTCTTGGGTAGATAGACCCTTAGATACTGGATTTAAAATTATGGCAGCCGGAAACATTGCTGCTTCTGGTAATAATTGTATTCCAGGGTATTTGTCAGATCTTAGAATTTTACCTTCATCTGTTTCAGATAGAAATCCTCCTACAGAACCTTTAAGCTCTACTAACTCTTTATTGCATATCAAAGGCACAGACGCTTCGATTATTGATAAGTCTCAAAGTTCTAATTTAAAGATGTTTGGTAATACTACTGGCTCCACTACTCAAGTTAAATTTACTGATTCTAAATCTATGTATTTTGATGGAACGGGGGATTATATTACTTTAAACGAAACTTTTGATGAATTTCTGGAAAGCGGCACCGTTGCCACAATTGAGTGGTGGGGGCGGCTCGTCTCGACAACACCAAGAGGTACTATTTTAAGTAATTGGTATAATGGTAGTGGCTGGACAATAGATTATGATAACAATCATTTCATCCACATAGCCCGAAACACTAGCACAAGTTATTTTGCCACCAACAGTTTAAGCTTTAACGTTTGGAATCACTATGCGATCGTAAATAACGGCTCAGGTATATATGGTTTTTTCAATGGTGTACTTTTAGGTTCGAATTTAACAAATTATACTGTAGGGGCAAATTCTTCCGGTTCTATGAGGATTGGTCAAAGAAATGACGGAACACTTCCCTCGGAAGGTTACATTCAAGATTTACGTATCACTAAAGGTTTAGCAAGATACAGTCAAACCTTTACGCCACCATCAGCACCATTAAAAGGTTAAAGATGACCAGTAGAGCAAGATTTATAACAAAAGCTTTTAGTAAATCAGGTGTGCTATCCACAATTACATCCGATTTACCTAAATTTGATAATCAAAAATCTTCAGTCAGTTCTATTAATGATCTTCCGGATATTGGAAATAAAGTTGGTGATCAGGTTTTTGTTCAAGAAAACAATAGACTTTACATGTGGAATGGAATCGGCTGGTACAATATTGCCTTGATTAATACCACTCCTACATGGAACTCACAACCAAATGTCAACTATATTTTAAATACTGATACACCACCAACATCAACATCAATACAATTGTCAGCTTCAGATCCAGAAGGACTGCCTATTTCATATTCTTATATTACAGGTGGATCAATGGATAGTATTGCTACTATTTTACAAGATTCATCAATATTTACCATTACACCTAAAACAGAAGCTCAAGCCCCAGATGGTGGCACTGGTACAATAAATTTTAGAGTAAGTGATGGCATTAATATACTTGATTATCAGTCTTCATTTACATTATCTTTTGGTGTTCAAATTGCATATCTGGTTGTAGGTGGTGGAGGAGGTGGAGGAGACAGACACGGGGGTGGTGGTGGTAGTGGTTCCGTTGCTACTGGTTCTCAACTTATTACTCCTGGATCAACATATAATTTTACTATTGGATCTGGAGGCGGCACCGGAAATTATGAAGCTAATGTGGTTAGGATACGTAGAGGTCAAGGTTTAAATGGAGGAAATACTACTGGTTTTGGATTAACAGGTTATGGTGGGCAAGGCGGGAATACTTATGATGGAAACTCAGCTTCATATATGAATGATAATCCTGGTGGAGGTGGTGGCGGTGCTGGAGGAAGAAGTGGTGCTGTTGGCGGAACTGGAGCTAATGGAGCCGGCGATGGAGGAGGTAGTCCTGGTAGTAACGGTGCTGCTGGTGGCGGCGGTGGTGGTGCTGGTGGAAATAATGGCGGTCCTACTACTAACGGAATAGGCGGAGACGGATACCTTTGGACAGAAAATAATACATATTATGGGGGCGGAGGCGGCGGCGCTACTAATTCGTCTGGCGCTACTTATGTAGGTGGCGCTGGTGGTGGTGGCACTGGAGTTTATGGTGGTTCTTCTAATGATAACGGTGAAGATGGTACTGATGGATTAGGAGCTGGAGGTGGAGGAGTTCGATCTTCAACTACAAGTACTATAGGAGGCGCTGGTGGATCAGGTGGGGTTGTTATAAGATTTGCTGACAGTTTTACTCCAGCAGCTACAACAGGAAGTCCGACTATTACGACAAGCGGTGGTTATAAAGAATATTGGTTTAAAACTGCAGGTTCTGCTTCTATAACTTTTTAGTTTTTCTAATAATTTTTTATATAAATAGTAGCAAAGACTATTTAATAGGAAAGTTATAATGGCTGCAGTTACCTCAAGAGATGAATTATCAGAGCATTGTTTAAGAAGACTTGGCGCTCCGGTTATCGACATCAATGTAGATCCAGATCAAGTAGAAGATAGAATAGATGAAGCTCTTCAATTTTTTCAAGAGTTTCATTCTGATGCCACTCTTCGCACTTACTTTAAACATCTCATAACAGCAGATGATGTAACTAACGAATACATTACAATGCCTAATAACATAGACATTGTTTCTAAACTTTTTCCAGTATCAAGTTCAAGTAATAATAGCATTGATATGTTCAGTGTTAAGTATCAAATGATGCTTAATGATATTACCGATTTACAGAACTTTGCGGGTGATCTTGCATATTATACTCAGCTACAGCAATATTTAACTTTAATTGATATGAAGTTAAATGGATTACCACAAGTTCAGTTTTCAAGACATCAGCATAGACTTTACATTTTTGGTGACTTTAAGGATAATGATATAAAAGCTGGTGATTATATTGTAGCTGAAGTTTACCAATTAATTGATCCAGATACACACACAAGTGTATATAATGATAAATTTGTAAAGGCATATACTACTGCTCTTATCAAGAGACAGTGGGGAGCCAATCTTATAAAATTTGAGGGTATGCAACTACCAGGTGGCGTAATGCTAAATGGTAGACAAATCTTTGAAGATGCAATGCAAGACATTGAGAAGCTTGAAGAGAATATGCGTCTTGAGCACGAAATGCCAGCAGACTTTTTTGTAGGATAATAAATGGCTTTAAATCATTACTTTAATCAAAGAGCCAAAAACGAACAAAACCTGTATGAAGATATAATCATAGAGAGTCTAAAAATATATGGCCAAGATGTTTATTATTTACCTCGTGAGATAGTAAATGAAAATACCATATTTGGTGAAGATGTTCCATCTAAATTTTCTTCTGCTCATAAGATAGAAATGTATATAGAAAATACTGAAGGCTTTGATGGAGAAGGTGATTTATTTACAAAGTTTGGTGTCGAGATAAGAGATGCAGCAACATTCATAGTTTCGAGAAAAAGATGGGCCAATGTGGTCGGTCAGATGAATAATGAAATAGAAAGTATTAGACCAAGAGAAGGTGATTTAATTTATCTTACTCTGACTAATAAATTATTTGAAATTATGCATGTTGAA